GCGAACTGGAGCATCGGCCCGTCCCTCTCTTACAAAAAACCTGTTGCGGCGTAGCCGCGGCGGGGGATGCGGGGGCGCAGCGCCCCGCGAGGAGTAGATCAAAAGAAAATATCAGGGGTATATACGCAAGCCAACGAGCCTTCCGACGATTGCGGGCGGCAACTGCAACAATGGGGCCCTTGTCGGTCCTTCTTGCCTCAATCTGAACAATGCCCTTTCCAATGCGAACTGGAACATCGGCCCGTCCCTCACTTATCTGTAATGGTACAAAACAAAAATTGCGTATATATCCTACGCCACAGGCGTTTGAAACAACGCTATCAGCGAAAATGAATCCGCAACAGGCAGGGCTTAGTAGCATAGTTCAGGCGAAAGGCCCTGAGGAGATAAGAGAAAGCCTGTAATGCGTGACAAACCTAACCAAAGAGGTATGAAATGGCAAGACCGGCAAAAGCGGCGACGGTTGTAAAGCTGGAGAAGAAGTCGCACAGAACAAAAAAAGAGCTTGCCACACGTGAAAGAGCGGAAAAAGCACTCCTCACGGGTAAGATGATGGTTGAGACCGCCGACGTCAGGTCGGATAAGGTCGCTCATCTGGAGTTTTTGCGCCTTAAACCGCTTCTCAAGGCGATAGATAAGTTCGACGAGATCTACGGGGCACCGGTCAGACGGTATTGTCTGAATAAGTCGAAACTGAACAATGTCGAGATCGACATAGCAAAAACGAAGGGCGAAATCGAAGAATTACGTGAAAATAAGGCTGATTTTTCGAAAAATATGCCCGAATACTACCGTTTAATCACCAAAATGGAAGATATTATTGCCAAAAAAGAGGGTATTGCGAAGTCGATCAGGGCAGAAATGAACGACTTTGAGAAGCAAAACTGCATGACTATCCGGTCAGCACTTGCAGCGATCCCGAAGAAGCCGGAAACGAAGGCGAACGCATTAAAGGAGGCTCTCGGTGTATAAAAAGAACCCTGCTTACAAGTATGCGTCCTTCTGCGCTTCGGATACGCGCCGGAAGGTACCGAAATACGTCCGGATGCAGGCTGAAAGTTGGCTGAACATCGCGGACGGCTTCGACAAAGAGGCAATGATCGACGAAGAGACGGTAGCCAGGATCGAGAGGCTCTTAAAGCTCATGATCCATCCGGACCTTAACGTCCCGATGAACGAAGGACTTGAGCCGTATGCATGGTTTTTGATAATCGCAGGACTGTGCACGAAGCTCAAGAAAAAGCAAAACATACGATATTACACGACGATACTGTTGGAGATAGCCAGAAAGAACTTCAAGACCTTCAACAGCGGAGCGATTTTCATATTATTGATGCTGACAGAACCGGACTTCTCCCGGTTCTTTTCTGTTGCACCGGATCTCGCACTCTCATCGGAGCTTAAGCTTGCGATCCGGAAGATCATCAAGAGCTCACCGGCGCTCTATGACGAAGTAGAGCCCGCCTTCAAGCTCTTACGGTCCGAGATAAGGTGCAACCTTAACGACAACGAGTACAAACCGCTCGCATATTCAGAAGACAGGCTCGACGGTAAGACCGCTCATGCGTTTCTGGCCGATGAAGCCGGTGCGATGGATACATACCCGATCGAGGCGATGAGATCATCCCAGATCAACATCCCGAACAAGCTCGGTATAGTCATCAGCACGCAATATCCGAACGACAATAACTCGATGATCGATGAGATCGACAAGGCAAAGAAGTCACTTGACGGCCTGATCGATAACAAAAGAATCTTCTCGCTTTTGTATGAGCCGGATGACGACTTAAAGACCGGCGATCAGTGGATGACGGATGACAGGATCCTCTTTCAGGCAAACCCCGTCTCACTGACAAGACCGGAGATGCTCGAAAACTTAAAGGAGAAGCGGACAGACGCGATCCTTTATGAGAATAAGCGGGAAAACTTCCTGTGTAAGCACTGCAATATCCTCTACAAAGGACTCGGAGTAGAAGGATATATCGATGTTCAGAAGGTAAAGCAGTGCAGACGCGATAAGGATGACGAATGGTGGCGCGGCCGTAAAGTATGGCTCGGCCTCGACCTCTCATTATCAGATGATAACACTTCCGTCGCTATGTCGACAGAAGAGAATGGGATCATATATTCAAGGGTTACGGGCTTCCTTCCGGCGGACAGAGTCGAGGCGAAGTCTAAAAAAGAGGGTGTAGATTACAAAAGACTCATCAAAGAAGGCAACTGTTTAGCCTGTGGGAGTGAAGTTGTGGACTATTCCACCGTTGAAGAGTACATCCTCACCCTTGAATCTCGTATGGGCGTAGAAATCCAACAGGTCGGATACGATCGCTGGAATGCGATATCGACTATCCAGAAGCTTGAAGCGGAAGGGATAACGTGCGTAGAGATCAAGCAGCACTCGTCAGTATTGCACGCTCCAACGAAGCTCCTCAAGGAAGCGATCCTTGACAAGAAGTTCGCATACGACGACAACCGCCTTCTGGAGATCAACTTCCAGAACGCGAGATGCACGGAAGATACGAACCTCAATAAGTACGTGAACAAGAAGAAGTCGGCCGGCAAGGTCGACATGGTAGTAGCGACGATCAACTCCGTATATCTCTTACAACAGGAGATGCTTTACGGAATGGACTTCGTCGTTCAGGTGATTTAGGAGTAGACAATGGGACTTTTTAAGAAGAGAGCGGAAGAAAATACGGACAGCATACAGCTCAATGATGCGCTTCTTGAGGCATTCCTTCAGGATGACTACGTATCACGAAAGATGGCTATGAACGTCCCAACTTTCGCCGGATGTATCAATACTATCGCAAACACGATCGCAAGCGTACCGATCTACCTCTACAAGAAGAAGGATGACGGATCGGCGGAGAAAGTGGACGACGACAGAGTCGACTTACTCAATTATGACACGTATGACACCTTCACCGGCTGCGACCTGAAGAAGCAGATAGTCAAAGACTACTACACGAACAAAGGCGGATACATTTACATCAACCGTCCCGGAACGAAAGTGAGATCACTTCATTACGTGGATCCTGATGTCGTAACCTTCATGTATAACGAGGATCCCATCTTCAAGAAGTACAAGATCTTCGTAAACGGGAAAGCGTACCACCCTCACGAGTTCATAAAGATATTAAGAGTCACACAGAACGGATGGAAAGGAACATCCCTCATCGCAGAAAACGCGACCATCCTCTCGGTAGCATATAACTCGCTCAAGTTCGAGAACGCCCTGGTCAAGAAGGGCGGAAACAAGAAGGGCTTCCTGCAGGCGGCCCACAAGATAGCCGATGAGGCATTAAAAGCCTTAAAGGACGGATTCCGGAGACTCTACTCGAACGACGGAGAGAACGTGGTCATCTTAAATGACGGAGTACAGTTCAAAGAAGCTTCCGAGACATCTGTAGAGATGCAGATGAACGAAAACAAAAAGAGCAACGCGAATGAGATCTGCAAGCTCTTCAATATGCCACCGTCGATCATAAACGGCGGAGCGACAAAAGAAGAGAGACTGGCATACGTCCAGGACTGCATCATCCCGTTGCTTGACGCAATATGTACCGCACTTAACCGCGACCTCTTACTCGAAAGAGAAAAGAAGTCGTATTTTTTTGCAGCTGATACCTACGAGCTGACAAAAGCGGACATCAAAACAAGATTCGAAGCCTATGCAAGCGGTATCAAGAACGGATTCCTTCAGATCGATGATATCCGTCGCCAGGAGAACATGGCTTCACTCGGCCTTGACTTTGTAAAGCTTGGCCTTCAGGACGTACTTTTCAACCCTGAGAACGGAATGCTGTTCACTCCGAATATGGGTTTGAAAGTAAATATCAATGACGTGGCAAATGGTGAACCTGTACCTGATGGGGCAGAGTCGGGCGGTGCACAAGTGCCGCAGACAACACCCGATCCGAGCCAGAATAACCCGGATGATACGTCAGGAAAGGAGAAACCAAATGAAGATAACGATCAGAAGTGATTCGGTCGAGATCGAAGGTTACGTCAACGCAGTCGGAAGAGACTCAAGGCGGATGTCTGATGAGTACGGCAACGGATTCGTTGAACAGATGCAGCCGGGCGTATTTGCCCTGGCACTTTCAAAGAATGCCGAAGTCGAGATGCTCCTCAATCACAAAGCCGACAGAGTGATCGGAAAGACGGGAGACAACCTTGAACTCGAAGAAGACAGTATCGGACTTCATGCGAGAGCAACGGTCACGGATCCGGAAGTGATACAGCTTGCCCGCGACGGAAAGCTTGTCGGATGGAGTTTCGGCTTCTACACGCTCGATTCCCGGACAGCGTATGACTACGACACACATGTCGAGAGATCTATCGTGACGGAGATTGACCTCAGGGAAGTATCCATCATAGACGACACCATGCTCCCGGTGTACGCCGGTACAAGCGTTCATGCAAGAGCACAGGAAAAGGACAAGCTCATAACAAGAGCGATGACCTCTGATGTGATTCGCACTATGGACAACCGGAAGGCCGAAGAGCCGAAGGAGCCGCAGGAAGAAGAACCTGCACCCGAGCAGCGGGCGGAAGAGACACCCGACTACTCAAAATACCATGAAACCATCGAAAGATTAAGGAGGAAATGAAAAATGAAAGAACTCATGGAAAAAAGAGCACAGCTCATGGAACAGATCGAAGAACTCTCCAAGTCCATAGAGATGGAAAAGAGAGCATTCACAGACGAAGAGAACACAAAGTTTGACGCACTCACGAAGGAAGTTGAGTCTATCGACGCTACCATCGCTCAGATGGAAAGAGCTGAGAAGCTTGTCAAGGTAGACAACAAGCCCGACGAGGCAGCAGGCACAGAGTCAAAAGAAGAGATGGAAGTAAGAGCTTTCGCACAGTTCATCCGTAACGAGAGAGCCGGAGATTCCAACATCACAAAGGACGACAACACAGCAGTCATCCCGAAGACGATCGCAGACAAGATCGTTGACAAGATCAAGGACATCAGCCCTCTGTTCAAAGACGCTGAGAAGTTCAACGTTAAGGGCACTCTTTCGATCCCTTACGTAGACGGATCAAATGACAACCTCACGGTTGCATACGCTGACGAGTTCACAGATCTCGAAGCAAAGTCAACGAAGCTCCTCTCAGTAGACCTTACAGGCTACCTTGCAGGCGTACTCGCAAAAGTATCAATCAGCCTCATCAACTCAACAGACATCGAGCTTGTTGATTTTGTCGTAGCTAAGATGGCTATGGCTGCAGCAACATTCATCGACAAAGAGATCCTCGTAGGAACTCCCGGCGATCCTTCAGCTTCTCCGGCAGTACCTGCAAAGATCCTCGGTCTTTCAAACGCTTCCCAGGTCGTTCTCGCAGGCTCAACAAGCGCGATCACATCAGACGTGCTTATCAAGCTGAAGAACAGCCTCAAGAGCGCATATCAGTCAGGTGCTTACTTCGTAATGCATCCCGACACCTTCACAGCTTGCCAGCTCCTGAAGGATAAGAACGACAGATACCTCTTCAACGACGACATCGTAGAAGGCTTCTCAGGAAGGATCCTCGGCAAGCCTGTATACGTTTCGGATCAGTGCCCTGCTATTGCTGAAGATGCTTTCGCAGTATTCTACATCAATCCTGCACAGGCACTCGCAGTCAAGATGGTTGAGGACAGCGTAACGATCCTCCGTGAGAAGTATGCAACTCAGCACGCACTCGGCATCGTTGAGTGGGTAGAGCTTGACGCACGCATCCAGAACCAGCAGGCAGTAGCAGCCCTTAAGATGGCTGCATCGTAAGGAGGCCGAACATGAAGATTACAGCAAAAGTAAGCTTCTCAGGTCGTGATTTTAACGCATCATCCGGGCAGGTCTTAGACTTGCCCGATGAAATTGCGAAGGACCTGATCGGAGCAGGTTACGCGGAGCCGGTAAACGCTCCCAAAAAAGCGGAGGCGAAAGATGAAGATAAGCGAGATAACGCAGGATCTGATACTAAGTCAGCTCCGAGAAAACGCGCAAGCTCTAAGTGAGACCGAGAGAGCGTACATAGATGCGCTTAAAGAGGCAACAATCGCATACATCAAGGACTGGACGGGGATCAAGGAAGTCAGCACTCCGGACGAGAACGGAAGGATGCTCGATGACTACGAAGACCTCGTATATCCGTTCATGGCGATCATCTCATTCATGTATGACAACCGCCAGATGACGGTAGAGAAGGACAAGATCAATCCGGTTGCGGCTTCGACGCTGAATCTTCATTCGTTCAACATAGTTCCGGAGGAATAAACATGAACGCGGGACAGATGATTTCAAACGGCCGACCTTATGAGATCACGATCCAGAAGCTCGTGGGAGCCACCGTTGACGAGTCCGGATTCGAGACAGAGGAAACATGGGAAGATTTCTATACGAATTACGCTTATGTGAACTCACTCACCGGGAATGAGAGATGGATGGCGGCGCAGGTGGAGTCAGATCGGACGGTCCGGTTCAATCTCCGCTGGCACCCTCAGCTTGATGAGGTTCGGCCAAAATATTACAGGATAATCTTTGCGGGACGACAGTACACGATCACATTCGTGGATAACGTGCAGTATAAGAACGAGACGGTCAAGATAGACGCTCTGGAGGTAGAGGCATGAGTTTTAGTGCAGAGTGGGACGGCTTCTCAGGAGCCGGAGTAGACTTAACGCTTTTCCCGAAATCTTTCGAAGAGATCGGGACGGCGGCGATGCGGACGGTAATGCCGGACGTGGAACAGGCCACAAAGCACGCGGTACGCTCATCCGTTCAACATCCGGGAGACTCGGATCTGGTCAACTCGATCAGATGCTTCGAGCCCTCGATGACAAAGAACGGAGAAGGCGTGAAACTTGCCTGCCTTCCGACGGGCGCAGCTTCATCCGGAAACACTTACTACACGACACATTCACACGGCAACAGAAGAGCCAAGAAAGTGTATAACAACGACAAAGCCTTCTGGCTTGAGTATGGCCGACAGGGACAGGAACCGAGACCGTGGAGGGACAGAGCGTTAAATGATGCAGAGCAGAGGGCACTCCCGAAGCTCGAAGACGCTATAGCAAAGGAAATAGGTGCAGAATGAACGTAAACCCTGATATTCAAAAACTTGCAGACATAACGGGACTTCCCGTATCACCGGATCTTTACTCGTATGACGGCAATAAGTACATCGTGTATGAATACACAGACGAGCGCCCGGTGTTCTGGGGAGATGATACCACATTGTATGACCAGGCGACGGTCAGGGTGAGTCTCTACACACCGACGAAGTTCAACCACATGGAACTGAAGCACCAGATCAGAGACTACCTCGAAACGCTCGGGGAAGTCGACGATATCTCAAGCTGGATCGAGACGTATATCGCAAAGAACAATCTTGAACAGTCAATCAGAAAAACTACATTCGATGTCACAATAACGAAAGAGAGGTAGAAAAAATGGCATACGTAGGACTCCGTAAGCCTTATGTCGCAAAGTACGACAGGGCTACAAAAACTTACTCGAACGGCTTCAAATACTCTCATGCGGTTAGTTTCAACATTAACCCCAACTATGCAGAAGCTTCGCTTTACGGCGATGACATGCAGGTAGAGTACGAGAAGGCATTCACAAACGCAGGCATCACACTCGGCACAACGTCAACACCTATCGACGCTGCAGAGGTAATGTTCGGCCACACGATCGACAGAGATCTCAATAAGGTCATCTTTAAGGCTACAGATGAAGCAAACTATGTCGGTGTCGGCATAATCGCTCCGGAGAAGGTTGACGGCGCAAACAAGTACGTCGCTCTCCTCATTCTCTCGGCAAAGTTCGCTGATTCTGCAGAGTCCTTCACAACAAAGGGCGACCAGCTTCAGTTCAACACTCCTTCGATCGAAGGTTCAGCTGTTGCAGCAGACGATGACGGAAACTGGAAGATCACTGAAGTATTCGATACAGAAGCAGCGGCAGAGGCATTCATAAAGAATTACCTCAACATCGAAGATCCCGCTGTTGAGTTCAACGTAACTCAGACGCTTTCACACGTAACTTCATCCTTCGACGGAGACAAGATACAGGAAGGCGAGACTCTGAACGCAACACTCACAGCAGACGCTCACTACGATCTTGACACCGTAACCGTTACGATGGGCGGAGTTGATATCACGGCAACGGCTTACGCCGGCGGCGCAGTATCGATCGCAGAGGTAACAGGCGATGTAGTGATTACAGCATCAGCTGCAAAGATCACTCATACAGTAACCCAGAACCTCACGAACGTAACATCTGACTTCTCAGATCCTACGGTTGACGACGGTGCATCACTCGAAATCGTTCTGACAGAGGATAGCGGATATTCACTGTCAACACCTACGATCGAGATGGACGGCGCAGATATCACGGCTACGGCTTGGGATGCTACACCTCAGAAGATCACGATCGCGGATGTAACCGGTGACGTAGTCATCACAGCATCAGCATCATAATCATCACAGACATGGCAGCAGGCGGGGCAGGAGAAGAACCTGTCCCGCCTTTATGTTAAGGAGACACATGAGAGAGATAAAACTTCCTACAGTCACGATAAGCGGGGAGAAGTTCCCGATTTATTGCGATCTGTATGTCCTGCAGCAGATACAGGAAAAAATGGATATAAACGACTTCGAGCGTGGCGTGGTCGGAGCAGGAATAGTCCGGGACACGGACGGAAACCCTGTCCTCAAAGAAGATGGACGCATAGAGCTTGAGTTCGTAGGTTATGACATAAACACTCTCATCATGGGCTTAACGCTCATGATCAATGAGGGTTTGCAGATAGACTCAGAACAGACCGGCAAGGACTTTGAACCGGTAGACGAGAAGTACATCGGCCGGATATGGGACCATCCCATGATGGAACTGTCAAATACAGTCCATGAAGCATTCGGAAGGTGTTTAGTATCAAAAAAAAACGAAGAGAAGAAAACGACGAGCCGGAAGAAGAACATCTCGAAATAGACTTCGACAGGATCTTCCTCATGAGCCGGATAAGATTCGGACTCACTCAGTACGAGGCCGAGAGAATGACGCTCGGCGCCTGGGGAGATATCTTTCACTCGTATAAAGCACTCTACAACTTCGAAACAAAGAACTGTCTCTATGGAGACGTTGAAAAAGAACTGCAGCAGTACCGTGCTGAACATCAGCCGGTCACATCACTACTCAGCATATAGGATTACGACATGGCAAAGAAAATAGGTGTTAAGCTCTACCTCGATGGAGCATCTCAGTTTAATAGCGATATCCGTAATTGCGACAATTCCCTTAAACAATTCCAGTCAGAACTGAAAAGAACATCAGAAGAGTTCAGGGGCAACGAGAACTCACTCGAAGCCCTCTCGAAGAAGTCCGACACTCTCCAGAAAGCATACGAGACTTCCTCGAAGAAGGTCGAGACATACGCAAAGCGCCTTCAGGAACTCAATAAGGCAAGAGACGAGGAGAAGGCAAAGGCAACAGAGCTTCAGAGATCCCTCGAAGAAGAGAAGAAGAAGCTGGCCGAGATCGAGCAGACATCCGGAAAGAGTTCTGAAGCATATAAGAACCAGGCAAAGGCAGTCGCAGACCTTGAGAAGGAATTAAAGACTACCGAAGCGGCCATCACCCGTATGGATACTCAGGAGGTTAAACTCACAACCTCTCTGAACAATGCCGCAACGGAACAGATCAGATACGGCACAGAGCTCGACAAGACGAAC